AACCCGCAAGCGTTCGTCCGCTCTATGAACCGTGCCACGTCCGAACAGGCGCAGGACACGGCAGAGGCGGAAGGACAGCAACCCGTCATCAACTGGTTTGAGGACGTATGCAACGAGATTATCAAGCGTCTCGGCTACGGGGATGACTACGAGTTTGCCTTCCGTGTCCGCCGCGAACAGGACGGACTCAAGCAGATGCAGATTGACACAGGCTACCTCAAGGCTGGCGTGTGGTGCGTCAATGACGTGCTACGTGACTTGGGTATGGACGAGGTTAACGAACCGTGGGCTAACGAACACTTCATTGAGACGCCTACGGGAGCCGTACCTTTCCCGATGGTTGAGGACATTACGCAAGCGAATCTTGACAAGGTTAAGAATCCGCCAGCGCCGCCTAAGCCGCCGACCGCTACACCGTCACACGACCCGGACAAGCAAGCCGCCGACGTGACCAAGGCTCTCGGAGAAGTGGTAGCGCTGGTCAAGGCTAATCATCCAGAAGCCAAGGAAGCCGCCGACAAGCTGGAGCGCCGCCTACAGCGCAAGCTCGGGGAGCTTCACTCCAAGGTAAAGGCGAAGCTACAGGAAGTAGCTTAAATCACAATGCAACTCAATCGGGACCAAGTAGCCGCCGTCCTGCGTGAGCTTGACTGGTCCGATGTTGCCGACGATGTACAAGCCGACATTGAGTCAGCCACTCTCGCAGGCGCTAACGATGCTCTGCTAGGTGGTGACATTGATGACGCCGCCGTTATCAACACCGCCAACGATGCGGCACGCGAGTACGCCGAACAGCGGGCGGCTGAACTGGTCGGTAGTGGCAAGCAATCAATCTCGGAGACTACCCGCGAGAATCTACGGTCTGTAATCTCACAGTCTTTCGAGGACGAAACCGGACTAGCCGACTTGCTAGCCGCCATTGAGAACGCGGGAATCTTCTCCGAGTCCCGCGCCATGATGATAGCGCGAACGGAAGTCAACCGCGCTGAGCTATCGGGCAATCTGGACGCATGGCAGGCAATGGGAAACGTCTCTACGGTTGATTGGGTCAATGGAGAGGAAGCCTGCGACGAGTGCCAAGGATACGAGGACGGCGGTCCTTACACGCTGGACGAAGCGAACGACCTGCTAGACCAGACGCATCCTAACTGCCGCTGTGGTCTGACTCCTAATCTCACAGAGGACGAAAGTACCGATACTAATTAGCCAATGATGGAAGCACTATTCAACCTACGCCTAGTCAAGTACGACCCATTCCAGGGTGTATTTACCGCTGTAGCCGCCAAAGGCAGCACGGTAGACCGCGCTGGAGAGCGTTTCGACTTCGCAGGCTCCAAGCCGTATTTCAAGGAATGGTCAGACGAGCAGTACGCCGCCTCTGACGGAAAGTCCTACGGCAACGTCCGTCTCCAGCACGACGAGAAAAAGCCCGCTGGACTTCTCACTACTCCAATCGAATTCAATGACGCCGACGAGACTATCAAGGTAACCGGAAAGGTTGTAGACCCGATTGCCAAGGAGCTACTCGCTCAAGGTGTATTGACTGGCGTCTCCATTGGCGGACGCTACATCAAAAAGACTCTAAGCCCAAAGGACGGAATTACCGACTACATTGCAAAGCCGTCGGAGATTTCCGTAGTGGACCGCCCATGCTTGAAAGAGGCTACCTTTGAGGTAGTCAAGAACGAGCAGGGAGAGGTAGAGCTACGCAAGTTCGCCGACGAACAGACGGCAGACGAACTCATTGCAAAGCATCTCCCAGAGGTTGCGCTACACCGCAAGCTGGACGCATTGCAGGCTCAGCTAGACGCCTTTATGAAGCTCCAGAAGTCAGCGGACGAAGGCTGCAAGTGTGGTATGTGCGAGTCCTGCGTCAAGCGTGATTTCTCTGACAAGGAACGCGAAACCGCCGCGAACAACGGTCACGCGCTACCGGACGGCTCCTTCCCGATTAACACCGTACAGGACTTGAAGAACGCTATTCAGGCTATCGGACGCGCGAAAGACCCAGCGAAGGCGAAGGCACACATTAAGGCCAGAGCCAAGGCGCTAGGCAGCGAGGACTTGATTCCTGATAGCTGGAAAGCAGAAAAGGCGGACTCAAAGTCCGATACTAATAAGAACCGAGAGGGTAACAACATGCTCAAGTTTGAGAATCAGGACGAATTGCAGAAGGCGCACAAGGCGCTTACCGACCGTATCGCCGACTGCCACAAGGCGGCTAGCGACCACTGCGCCGCACACAAGGCGGCTGCTGACGAGCACATGAAGTCAATTCACGACCACATGGACGCTATGCACAAGGCGCTTACTGGCGAGGACCAGGTTCCGATGGAAACCACGAAGGCGGACGGGACTAAGGTAGTCCTGACTAAGACTACGACTGCAACCGTTGCGGCTGTCGCAAAGACGGATGACGAAAAGATTGCAGAAGCCGTAGCCGCCGCTATCGCAAAGGCCATGCCCGCACAGGCTGAGCCGACGCTAGAGGAAAAGATTGCGAAGGCTGTAGAAACGGCTATGAAGCCGATTCTTGAGAAGGCCAACGCTAACCAGAGCAAGCCGCGCGGCACGACCAACGGCGTAAACACCGAAGCGCCGAAGGAACTGACCAAGACTGAGCTTGACCAGCTAGCGAAGGATGCTCAGAGCACAGACCGTCAGGTACGCGAGGCTGCCATCCAGAAGATGACGGCTAACAGCGCGTCCAAGGCGTTTAAGGCTATGGAATCCGCTGGCGCTGCCTAACGGCATAGCGCTACCTGCGAACACAAGACATTTTTAGGGAGAGATAGAACAATGAACTTCACAGACAAGATTGACATGCTGCGCTCGGCTCTGCGTAAGGACGCATCGTCCAGCGGCGGAACCATCTATTCCGGTCTAGGTCTGAACGCAATCAACCTAGAGACTCAGGCTAAGTCCCTGATTCCGTATAACGCTCCGTTCCTGAACTCAACGGCGCGTACACAGTCCGACGTTGGCGGTACTACCGTCCAGTGGAAGGCTGTCCTAAAGGCGTCTCCGGGTTGGGTCACGCTGCCAGAAGGCCAGCGTAACCAGACTGCTACTCTTCTGGAGAAGGACTACAGCGCTCCATTCAAGAGCAACGGTATTGACGCGGACGTTTCGTTCTTCGCTCAGGAGACGGGACGCGGCTTCCAGGATAACCTTGGATTCGCTCAGTTCTCCGCGCTCCAGATGTACCTGCGTGCTCAGGACCAGCAGCTACTTTGCGACGGCAACTCTGGTCCGTCCTCAGACGGCGGCGGTAACGGCTACGCTCTCGGCACCTGCCCGGCTCCAGTAGCTACCCTGATTTCCAACAGCATTGAAGCCGGAACCATTCCGCAGTCTACGAATGTGTCCGCCTACGCTGTTCTGTTGACTCCGTTTGGACTTCGCGCTCAGGCTGATAGCTCGATTAACGCGAACTACCCGACCGGACTGTCTCCGCAACTCAGCGCGAACAACGCAGTAGGCACGGCGATTACCGCCAGCGGCGGAACGTCCATTATCTCCGCTGCGTCAAACGTCGTGGTTACGACTTCGACTTCGCAGACGGTTCTGTTCACTATCAGCAATCCGACCGCATCCGACAACCTAGAACTGCCGTTCGGCGCCGTGGGCTTCGCTCTGTACGTGAACTCTACCGACTCCAGCAACCCGACGAAGGCTAACTCCAAGTTCGCGGGTATCTTCAACGGTTCGTCCGTCTACCTGACGGCTCTGCCGTCCGGCTCCAACCAAGCCGCAACAGAGACGGGTCTGACCACGGACTACAGCTACGACAATAACGCCGTGGACAGCTACTACGCATGGGCTGTTAACTGGTCCTCGCAGGGAGTGTCTCCGACTGGCAACTACGCTGGTTACGAGGCGTACTTCGCTGACTTGGGCGGCTCCACGCTGACGGCTGTAGGCGACGGGTCTATCAGTCAGTTCAGCACGATTGCAAGCTACCTGTACAACAACTACAAGAGCGCTCCTGACCGCATTCTCATTGCGTCTCAGACCGCCTCTGGCGGAAACCTCAAGGAAGAGATTCAGAAGGCTATTCTGTCCGGTACTTCGGGACCGGGACAGTCCAGCGCTTCGCGTCTCATCTTCGAGTCAGTGAACGGCGTTATCTCTGGCGGTACGAAGCAACTCGCCTACGAGTGGCCTTTCACCTACGACGGTATCAGCAAGGTAATCACGATTGAGGTTATGCCGTGGCTACAGCCGGGCATGATTGTATTCGAGACTACCGCTAACCCGTATCCGCAAGCCGCAGGACGTATCCCGGCTGCATTCGAGGTACACGACCTGCTAGGTACGTTCTCGATTATGTGGCCTGTAACGAACCTGACGCGCGGCATGGGTGTGTATGGATTCTTGGCAACCAAGAACTACATCCCGCACGTAGCAGCCGTGCTCCAGAACGTAGGGTAATCCCGCATTCTGACAAGAACAGAATCCCCGCCGCCGCAAACTGGCGGGCGGGGATTTCTTTTTAGTGAGGAAACAGAATGCAGACAAACCAAACGGAGATGCTGTCCAGCGTTGCGCTGTTGAAGGCTGAATTTGGTTCGGGACTGAATACCTCAGTAGCGGACGCGGACCTAGAAGAGTTCATTGCGGACCTTAGTCAGTATTGGCTACAGCTATGCAGCGTCTACTCGCTGTCAACGCTGTACACGCTGACCGAAGTCTACAACGGCGCAGGTTCTTACGTGCAACCGCTGCGCCAGTATTACACGTCAGTCTCTAATTTGACGATTGGGACATGCGTAATACCCGCGTCTACGGCGGTCAACATTCCCGGCTACTTGCTGGACTCCAGCGGACGGTTTCTCTACCTCCGCGGTTGCTACAACTTTTGCCACGGCGTACAGAACGTCAGCATTACAGGCGAAGCGGGTAACGACGGAATACCGGGAGACATTCAACGCGCTTTCACTCGGCACGCGGCGCTTGAGTTCAAGCGCAAGGACTCTATCAACCTCAAGACGCAATCGGGACAGTCAGGCGGGTCAACTCAGTTTATGAACGAGTCAGACCTACCTGTAGACATCTTGAGAGTGATTCGCTTCCATCAGCGGCTAGGAATGTAGCGTGATTACGATTAGGGACTCAGCAGCGGAGTACGCCGCCGCGCTGAAAGCAAAGTCTGAGGCGCTCACTGCCCGACTGATAGCCGCCGTCAACGATTGCACGGTCAAGCTACAGCAGCGAATCCTGGCTAGACCTGACAGTCCCGCCAGCAACGCGCACAGGCGTAAGGGCTGGCTTGCTAACTCGGTTCGCGCAATACCCGCTCAGTCAGACGGCACAACCGTTACGGGCGGCGTGGAAGGCGCGGGCGGTGACGCTTGGTACGGACGGCTATTCGAGGACGGTACATTCAGAGCCTACCCGATTGCAGCCGTCAACACGAAGGCGCTCAAGATTGAAATGCACGGAGAGGCAATCTTCGTCCGCCGTGTAGTGCATCCAGCATTTAACCCTATGCGGTTGGCCTTCATGCGTCCCGTAGTCGAAGAGATGACGGACGAGATTAAGGCTGAGATTGAAGAAGCCGCACTAGGGGGATTGCGTGGTTAGCAGAGAACAAGTATTCACGGCGCTGTATGCGTTACTCCTGACTGCTGATTATCCGTTTGAGATTCAGAACACGAACGGACGCTACATGCAAGCATGGGACGTACCGCAACCGTCCGCTATACAGCCTGCGCTCTACCTGCAAGAAGGCAGTCAGCGTTACGCGCGGCCTAACGGAGACGGCGGCCTAGTGGAAAAGACATACGAGGCGAAGGTCTGGATTTACTTTCGCCGGGATGGTTCAGCGATTCCCGCAACCATCTACAACGAGGTACTGGACGCAGTAGAGCAAGTCATTATCCCGCAGGGACCGAAAGTCCCTCAGACGTTAGCGGCTCAGAATAACGGCGTGCGGCTTGTGACAAACGTTCGCATGGTTTCCGCAATGTGGGACGAAGGATTCCTAGACCCGCTGGGCGGACAAGCAATCATTTTGGTCAACCTAGAAGTGTTGACAAGCAACTAGAGAGGATTTAACACAATGCCTACTTCCGCAATGAGACTACAAGACAGCTTTGCAATCGGAAACGTCTTTATCAATCCGACTAGCGGACTGCTGCCCGCCAACCCGTCGCCGTTTGAACTCAAGACAATTACGGACATTTCCCTTGACTACAAGGGAAAGAACGTAGAGCTTCGCGGACAGTACCTTGTCCCGGTAGACGCACGTATCGCGGACGTGTCCTTCTCCGGTAAGTTCACTATCGGAACCACGAACCTTAACCAGTTGAACAATCTTATCTTCGCTGGCACGCTGAACACGTCCAACGTGGACGATGTTTACCCGGATGAACCGCACACGGTTCCTAGTTCTGGTCCGTACACCGTCACGGTTACGAACGCGGCGGAGTTCGTTCAGGACTTGGGAGTTTCCTACGCGCTCACGTCCGGTCAGTTCGAGCTAGTCAACTCTGTCACACAACAGGGTCAGTACAGCGTCAACGCTACGACTGGCGTCTACACGTTTGACAGCGCAGACGCAGCCTCAGAGGTTGTAATCTCTTACGTGGCCGACAACGGTACGGGAAACTCGCTGATTATCCCGAACAACTTGCAGGGTCAGTCTCCGCAGTTTGAGCTTGTCGCTTGGATTCCGGGTAATACGGACAGCACGGCTAGCTATACAGGCTACCGTTTCTTCAACTGCCGCGCTACTAGCTGCAAGATTCTTGACGTGAAGAACAACTCATTCCGTATGGTTGAGGTAGACTTCTCGGTCTACTGCCCGATTAACCAGAACATCGGCGAGATTATTCAGTCCGTCGTGTAATTACCATACCAAGGGACGGGAGTGCTCAACTCTCGTCCCGTCCGTCCTTCCTGCTTCATTCCGCATTACTCCCTTGAGGTATTCATGCTATCCGCAATTCCTACGCAATTTGAACTCACTGTCCAGAACAATAAATTCAAGTTCGGCGCATTCTCCATGCGTCAGTTTGAACTCTACGTCAAACGAGAAAAGGAACTCATTGACGCTCAGGACTATTCATCTCTCGGCACACTTCGCCGCCAGTTCGTCGCTGACGCCTTCAACCGTGCGGTAGGCCAGACCGACATTACGGAAGCCGACATAGCCGAGTTAGACACGCCGATGTTCTCGGCGGTCTACTCGGAGATTCTCAAGGCTCAGGGAATCAAACCAGCGGCTAAAGTGGGGGAAACGATACCTCAATAGCCGAGTGGCTAAGGCTGTTGAGGGGAAGGCTAGCAACAGAATGCCACTACTCGCAGGAATACATTGACGCGCTGGACTTCGTGTCCGCTATGAAAATGGCTGAGTATTGGAGCATAGAGCCGCCGCTGACAATGCTGTACCGCGTGGCTCACTTCAAGCAAGAAGAGAAGCGTAAGGCTATGAACGTCATCCCGCAAACAGGAGCCTCTAAGCCGTGGTCCAAGCAACCGCCGCACATTAAGGCCGCTGCTGTGGCTCTGTGGCTGGAGCGCAATCCCGGTAAGACGGCTGAGGACTTCGAGGCGCAACGCGACAAGGAAGCGAGAGCCGTGTACGCGGACAGGCTCCAGAGAGCACGCAAAGAAAAAGCCTCAGCCGTAGCTGAGGCTCTCTAGACCGCTACACCGCTACAGCGTAGGCACCTTGCCGTAGTCATCGTGCTTTGCGTACTGGTACTCAACGGTTGTCTTTTCCTGAGCCGCCATGCACTCAGCCGCGCGGTAGTTATGTCCGGCTTGCATGTCCTGAGCGGTCATCTGGACCGACATAGACAGTAGGCTCTTATCCGCCTGAATCGTCTCGGCTACGCAACCTTGTAGAGCGTACAGGTGGTGCTGACGTTCTTCCTCGTTGCGCTGCGTGGCTTGGCTGTTCGTGCATCCGGTCAGGAGCGCCGCCGCCAGTATTGCGAGTGTCGCTAAGGTTTTCATCGTTCTACCCTCCGTTAGAAACATGGTACATGCGGCGCTGTACCAGCGCAACAGCACGATAGTAACGCCGCTAACTCATTGACATGTCTGACATTATCTCAATCTCGATTCAAGCCGATACGTCTGGAGCCGAAGGCGGTATTAACCGCGTCAGCGCTGGCGCTAAGGGTCTAGGCGCTGAGCTAGACAACGTAGGACGCGCGGGCAAGGAAGCAGGAGACGGCGTTGCTGAGGGAATGGGCAAAGCCGAATACTCCATGATGGAAGCCCGTCACGCCGCTATGTTGTTTGGCGAAGAGACAGGCGTCAAGATTCCCCGCGCTCTAGCTGGTATCGCCGCGCGTTCCGAGACTCTTGGTCCTCTACTCGCTGGCGCGTT